CAGCTAGCAAATCAGCGCATGTTTTTTCTAGTCCGCTTTTGTACTTACCTAAATTTCGTTTCTTAGCTGACTTCTTCTTAGGAGTCCCTTTTGTTTTTCGCTTCACTAAAGCAAAGGTACAGCCTAATTTTCTAAAAAAGAAGAGTTAATGGGAAATTTGAAGTGATCTTGTTTACCATTCTCTAAATCAACGGGTTCAAACAACAGATTTTGTGTGTTGAACACTCGGAAGCCAGTTCTGGAGGTGTTCATTTCGAACCGAATTGGCTCGTCTAGGCCAGTAGGCTGTCCTCCTGTCTCCACATCACGCACTTTTCGAACATGAAACTCAGTAACCTTTCTTTGGGCAAAGTCGGGATGCTGAACTTTCCTGTGGATTGTCAGGAAGCAGTCGGCACGGTTAACGAATTTACCTCCACCTTCAGTGTCTTCTGCGTATGGAGCCACAGGTAGACCGAGATCATCCTTGATTCTTTGAGCACCACTAACAGAGTGTGTGTTTAGCCACACGGCTACATCGTTTGCCGTAGAGAATGTAAGGAGCTCAGAAGTCGCTTCGTAGTGGTACTCGTGTGTACCAACGTTCGAATACTTCATCTCAATCTTGAGACTGTTGTACGGGTCAATAAAGACAGCATCAACATCTTGTTGCTTCAGAATCTTCTCAAGGAAGACAATGATGTCCCCGTAGCTGTACACGTTCTTGTTGCTGATGATTGTGAAGTGCTTGCTAACCCATTCGTATGCTCGCTTGCGTTGCATGTAGTTCATGTTGTTGACTGACCTGTTCAGTGCAAACTGAATAAGAGTCATCTTCAATGCAGCTGTGCGGTTTTCAGATGAGTACACAACCCACTTCCATCCGTGGCGGACAGCGGCGTTGACCATGAGGTACAGAGCCATGGTGGTTTTGCCGACGTTGCTGTGGCCGTTGATGATAGTGAACTCTTTCTTGTATCGGAAATACTTGTCGAGTTCAGGGTCACCAGTGTCCAAGCCAATAGGTATCTTCCCGTTAGCGTAGTCGTCGATCCATCGGAAGTCTTCATCGTCGGAGGAAAGGAACGACATGTCGCCGTCGTTGATCAACAGCTCCCGCCGAAGCGCCTTCTCCGTCTCCATGGTCTCGTGGATAGGTTTCTTCTTCCCTTCCTCGATTGCCTGTCTTATGTCGCGCACAGCCTGAACCTCATCGTCTAGGTCGCGCTTCATTATCTCACGGGTAAGTACACGCACAACCTCGTCCTCCTCCATGCGCCCAGCAGCGATGTAACCACCACACATGAACGAAACACGAATAAGGGTGTCATGCTTCTCGCCGTCAGCGCACTGACGAATCTTCATAGCGGCTATGTTAAGTCGCTGGTAATCAGTGTATTCACCTGCTTTTGATACAGCTACCTGAGATTCAGCCTTCTCTGTCGAGAAAGCTCCGAACTTCTCCGCGTCTTCATTGATTATGATTTCTGGGTCGTATGACTCGTAGCATGCGCGAGACTCATTGATCCCTGACCCATCTACCTCCAGTCCGTACTGCTTGTCGAAGTACGTGCTCAGCGCACGGAAGTGGTCGCGGTGTCGCTCTGGGTGAGTTATCTTAACAAGCGCCTTAAGTCCGTTGCCACTCGGAGATACCCAACAGCTATATACATAAGGATCCGTGGATAGAACCGCCTTGGACGCCTTAACATCAATGTTGTCGAAGTCCAGAACAATGAATTGGCTGTGGCGCTCAAGCGCATCATCGCGACGGCTTTTAAATTCACCACTGAAAAGTATAACTGGGAGCGTTTTCTTGAACTCTTTGTTTCCATTCCGTATTGCTTCAATCGTGGTTGCAGACTCCCCCCGCTTGATACGCATCAAAGCCGCTGCTATCGGCATCGTCTCCGCGTGTTTCTCCCCTGGCTGATCGATCCTCTCGAACTTTGTTACCCTCATAATGATATTCGATTAATAGATTTAAATAATGGATTGCTTTTAAAATATCTTCCTTGCCGTTCTTGTGGGCGTGTCTACACACATACTTGATTACGTTTCCCTCTATGAACGGGATGTCATTGACGGCTATGAATTCAGTTGGCTGAATTTTCATATGCTTGTAATGCTCACCGCCTATCTGTTTATCGCTGTGTTTCTTTGGCATCTACAGTGGTTCCTATTTGTTTAACGTTATCGACCCTATTGATGATGATGGTACGTTGTTTGGCCTTTGGTGTAAGTAGCTCCTGATCGAGCCTGTACATAGTGTGCTTGTCGTACTTCATGATATCCCTAGGGTTATCGTATCGGCTAACAACCCATATGTCTCTGGTCTGCGGGTTTTTGTTCTTAATGAACGTAGCAGTGCCAGTCATGTAATAGATTGGTTGACCCATGGTGTAAAGATAAGGGGAAAGAAAAGGGGTGGGACCGAAGCCCGCACCCCTCTGCTAACCTGTAAACCATATACTAGAACGGGACAGTCTCGCTATCCTGCGCTTTAGCCGTTTCGTTTCGACGCTCTTGCGCCGCTTCACTGTTCGGATCCCACACGCTCAAGCATGCTTTGCCGTTCTTCGACATGAAGAGACGGAATCGAACGTTACCGCCTTGACCGTTAGCATCACGGGATGTGGTGTACTGGTCAATACAGTCTTTCAGCTCGTTGTCCTTGAGGCGGAAGCTCCACCCCATCAACTCACCGTTGTCATTGTAGCTAGGCTCATCTGCCCAGCCTACGAGAACACTCTCGTACTTTTTGCTTTGATCACTCATAGTGTTAAAGGATATAGATTAAAAAAATTTGAATTAAAATAGCTTTGATAGCTAAACCGATTAAATGCTTGTTGTAGTTAGACTTCATAGAGTAGGTAGTCTGTTTCTGGGTTTTGTCCGTCCTCAAGAAACTTCCTGATTCGGTTAACACCATCATTAAACTTCATTTCTCCAGTGAACAGAGTTTCCTCAGAACACTTAACGAGCGCAGGAAGATACGGATAAGTTTTTTCCTGTACAACCCAATAGAAATCTTTTATGCCGAACACCTTTGTGTAGATGTAGGCTTGGATGTCGTAAGAGAAGTCGCGCACTGCATACCGAAACTTCTCGGCGCTACGTGCAGACTTACTGTCGCTGATGAATCCGTCACCGAGGCAATCGAGGAACCCTTTGACTTGAACTCCGTTCAGTTCTTCTAGGAACCCTACCTGATAGTCACCAGCAAGATATGTATCTAGCAACCCGCATGTCGCTAGGCGGTCGATCATATCGTTAGCCATCTGCCAATCGCTATGCGACACGATAGTCTTGCCTTCTTCTAGGGCTTTGGTTTCCATCGCTGACACCACCGCTTTGTACTCCGAAGTCATAGATGGCTTCTTCATGTTGCGGGCCTTGTCAGACAACTGAGACATAACCTCAGACTCAGATAGTACGACATACTTTTCAAACGCTTGCTCACGTTCAAACAACAGCATATCGTACAGAGTACCGAAGTCTAAAGCATCAGACTCGTACTTCAGTTCGCCTTTCATGTAGCGGTCGAACTGCGCCATATCTCCCAAGGCTTGCTTGAGAGATGAATACGACAGGTGTGACTTGCCGTATCGCTCTTGTAGTTTTTCAGATATATTCATCGTATACAGGTGTTCCGTCTTCGTAGGTGTATTCATAAGTCTCAATCTCCGACCACTGCAATGGAGTTTCGGCTGTCATCCAGAAGCGCTTGCCCTTACTGTTAATGAAGAACTCAGCGATGTCAAACTCCCCTGGAGAGTCGGGATGCTTGACAAAGAACAGCCCTGAAAATTCAGGGAGTTCCTTGTCTGTGTCAATCCAGTATTTAGGTAGCCGTGCATTGAGGCAGTGGTCTCGAAACCGAGCGAACTGATTCTCATTTGTACGACGCCGATCGAGCACGGGTGCATTACTCATCGCACAAACTTTTTGAGACCTGCGATTTGCTTCTCCGTGAGGGAAGACTCGTACTTGTCCATGATACTGTTAAACGCTTTCTTCTTGTCGGTTTGCGACTTGATGTAATTGACTGCTTTGTCCATGATGTTGACAGGCGGCTCTGTGTCGAACGTCTTCTGTACGTGCTCGATCTTGCTTTTTGTGCTGTCTGCTTCTTGCTTTGCGATTGCATCTTGGACCTCATTAGCTGACGCAATAGAAGTGTCGATTCCGATTCCAAGCATAGCGAGAGCTCGCCCGATTGCTGAGGTTTCGCAATTCTCAACGTAGCTGGTCTTATTGATGTTAGATGCACCTTGCACTTCGTGTGCATGGCCTGTGGCAATAACACGTCCAGTAGCATCTGCGATGGTTGTCTTGCACACACACTGTTCTGAATCCAGATGGGTGAAGTCAGACATGATTGTCCAATTCTTGTATTGCTCTTCTTGTCGGAAGAACTTGATGCGCTCGTTAACTTCGACATACTGCTTACCTCGAATGTTGGTTGTTTTGAATTTGTAATTACTCATTGTAATAAAGGATTTGAATTTTCAGTTAATGTTCGTTCTAGTCGTTTTAGTCTGTTGATTTCTAGCCTCACGGTTTTGAGTTTCGCTTGGCGTGATTTGTACCTAAGCGTTCTGCAATGCTTCTTCGCAATGTCAAACATCTTAGCGTAGCCATCCCAGTACATGATGTTGGCGTCGTGCTTCTTGCAGTGATGCACCACACTGGAGTGGTCCATACCGAACAGCTTACCGATGGCTATGGTCGTGGTGTATTGGCGTAGTGCCACCATGATGGCGGCGCGTGCTTGGACTTGTTCTTTCATTCTTGTTTTGCTGGGTGTTAATCCAAGCTCTAAATAGTACCCCGTTAACAGGGCATTCATTTCTGAATTCATGCAAATGTAGGTTTTAATTGTGATTAATGCAAGAAAAGGAGAGACTTTGTTTCTCATGGCTCTCTCTCTTAAGATTCTTTTTTTTAAAAAGGTTAAGGTTATGCCAGTCACGGGATCTCCCCGCACACCATACGTCTCTCCCCCTGTCAGCGTTCTGACATATTCTTGGATGGGGACAATAGCTCGTAGTACCTAGTGTAGTAAATCATAGATTCTGGCACAGACACCAAGCCTTTAACTAACTCTTCGCCTGTGACACCTTCTTCTAAATAGTCTGAAGCTACTTCGCTTGCGACATCTATGAACTGAAGCAAGTGTTCGGATAGCTCTTTGTCTAGCCATTCGTTTATGTCTTGATCAATGATGTCATCCATGGCGTACATGGCCGCTAAACTCCTTGGCCTGTTTTCTCTGCCAGCTCGATAGGCATCGGCTTTAATTAGTTTAATTGCTTGCTCGTTTGTCATATAGTCTATTTGGTTTTGTTTGTTCGGAAGTAAGAGGGAGGCCGACCCAACAGCCCCCCTCTCGTAGCACTTTTTGGTGCTGTCTTTCCAGCTGTCAGTCTTTAACACCCATAACCGCAAATTGGACACGAATCACACATCGGGAACGGTTTTGCCCTGAGACGGGTGGATGCTCGGTAACTCCTCCGACAAGAGCTGAGTTTCATTTATCCCGATGTGCTACAATATTTAGTACGGCATGTTATCTACTATTTCTAGATTGTACTTCTTGCTGAAATACTTAGCCGTTTCCCACGCCCATTCGAAGTCAGGTTCCCATTCGTCGATGATGACGTCTTCAGTAATCGAATCAATGATTAATACGTTGACTCCATCAAACTCTCCGAACGCTCGGTCGATAGGTTCCAACTCTATGTGACATTCATCGTGGATGAGGTGCTCCTTCGGGTGCTTATTCTTCGCACTCATGGTTGCCAGTCAATACGAAGATGCTACGGTCATCAGTCACAAGGACATCGAACTTCTCATCGTTCATGATGTTGCTGTACCTGTCCGTCCAATTAGGATTGTTCCGTGGGTTGAAGCGTACATAGAAGTCATTCTCGCACGGCTTGATGAGGTCGGATTGACCCAACACCTGGAACTCATCACACTCAATCCAAGCACACACAGTCTTGCATGCACCGTCATGGATTTTCTTGGATGTGCCGAGCTGTACCTTGAGCTTGGCGTTGAACATAGCGAGCTGTCGTTGCTCAGGTCGGAAGTATTCGACAGTCCCGTCATCTGACTTGACCTGCCACTTCATGAAGTTGTCTCCTCGTCCGAGGTGAAATCGAATTTTGTACATGAGATTTTGAATTTTGATTAATTATTTTCGAAAGCGGAAGTAAATACGGTTCTTCTCAGAACGGCAGTGGTTGTACAGTTCCTCGATCATACGCATCCAGTCTTGACCTCGTGAGCAACTGACGAACTTCCACGGATACTTGTTAGTTTGTCGAATCAAGTGCTTGATATCGAAGCCTTCTTGGTTGTTCATTATCGAGTAAACAGCCTGAATGAATGTCTCTGTAAGGCAAGAGCCGAACTTCTCAAACTGCATAAACATATTGAGGTCTTTGCGAGCTTGCTCTTCTGTCTGTCGGAACTTCCATCGTCCAGTCTTGATGTTGTCCTTGATGGATATGTTTGGGTTTGACCCATTGCCCTGACTGAGGTAAGACACAGAGCGGATAGAAACCTTTCGTATGTGTTTAGACTTCTCGACCCTATCCAACACTTCTTCGTAGAACGCCATCAATCGGATGTAGTCTTCCTTACCTGCCTTTGCATACGCCTTTACGTAGTCTATTGTCTTCCAAGGTTGTTGTTGGCTGTTGATACGAGTGATGTCGTTAAGCTTCATCTGATACGGAGCGAAGATGTACCGAATCGGAAGACCCTTTCTCTTCAACGCACACAGTCGGTGTTGCCCGTCTGGAACTTGAAGCTTCCCGTTAACACGCTGTGGGTTTACAAGGACGGGCATGATGATTCCCATGTTTGAATCGATGTCAGCCTCCAGCTTCTTTACGTGATTGTCGTTGATGTCACGATTGATTTCAGTCCAGTCAAACTCATTGTAGTTTGATGTTTCGTAAATTTTGTTTAAATCCATTGTATTAGTTTTTGTTGTAAAGTTTTTTCTCGTAGTTGTTTTTAGCCTCACGGTAGACGTGCTGTATCCACTCGTTGAAGTCTTTGGCTGGTGCTTCGTTAGCACTTGATCGAACGCATATGTGTTTACACCTATCAGGATTCATGATGGCTTGGGTCACTATGCCACTGATTGTAGAAGTCCAACAGCTCTTGATACCTATCAGCTATAGCATCGAATACCACGCTGTCTGGATGCATGATTTCAACGCCTGTTCCTGATAGTTCGCGCCACATTTCAATAAGCCTAGTGAATTCATCATAAACGCCTAGGTCATGAACTAGGGAGTGCATGTCCCCCACAGCCCTGTTGATTTGGTCGTTCTCCATTCCGCCTTCACCAGCAGTCTTCATCTCTTCGCTGATTCGCATGAATTCCCGTAACGGATTCTGTGTGTTTGAGCTATAGTTCCTTGGAACGCTCTTGTCTAAATTGAATTTACTCATTTGAATTTAATTTTTAGATTGGTTTTTATTTCATTTTGTCAAACACTACCATGCTGTCTTCTTCGGATGGGGTGTTACGCACAATAATCTGTGCTTGCTCTCGTGTGAGATTGTCCATGAGAACTGCTGGGCGTTTGTTCCAGTTTCGATATACTCGGTATACTGCGTATTTAGTCATTGATGTTTGGGTTTTGCTCGATGAATGCATCGAAGATGATACGTGCCTTGCCTCGTGCATAGGCGTCTTGTTGTGAGAGAGTACCAGCGGTCTGCGGTGTAGGCAGGTCGTCGATACGGAAGTTGTCAGTTACATAACCTGACG